AAATTCAACAACAAATGCAACAGGCTCAACAACAGGAAATGATGATGAAGCTTGGAGCGCCCGCTGTAGCGCCGACTATAAACGCTATTGCACAACAACAACAAAATCCCGAAGTACAAGTTTAAAATATTATGGCTACTAGAAAGAATTTACAGCTAAATAAGAAACGCAAACACATGATTGGTCACGGTCACATAAAAGGAGTTACAAGAGGAGCCGCCGACCCAAGACCAGGTGGCAATGAGAGACAAGCTATTAAGCATTACGAAGAGATTAAAAAGAAACTAGATAAAGACATAATGTCAGTACCTGTTTGGGTCGTTGAGCAAGCGGGAGAAAACGCCGCTCGTGCTGAGGCTAAACTAAAGAAAACTAAAAAAGCTAAAGACGAAGCTACTGTCAAAAGACAAATGGCTAAAGATGAAGCAGAAGAGAAAGCTCGTCAAAAGAAACTAGCTGAAGAAAGAAAGAAGAAACCCGCTCCTAAGAAGAAGTCAGCACCTAAACGCAGAGGAGTTTCCATTAACAGGCGTAAACCTCGACGCTAATTTTTAAACACATCCATAACAACAACCAAGTGAATAATAAACGATATGGCAGATTACCAAAAAGTCGAGATAAACGAAAAAGCTCCAAACGAGATTGAACCCGATCAACTCGAAGCAACGGAGGTTGAAGAACCTCAAAGCGAGCAAGAACGCCCAGAATGGTTACCAGAGAAGTTTGAGTCAGCGGAAGCAATGGCAAAAGCCTACGGAGAACTTGAATCAAAAATGGGAGCAGGGGCAGACGAACAAGAAGAAGAACAAACCGAAGAACAGTCGGAAGAAGTAAGCGAGCCTTCGGGCGCGGAACAACTCATCCAAGACGCATCTGTTGAGTTCTTTGAAAACGAAGGCGAACTTAAAGACGAGACCTACGAAGCGTTAGCTAAAGCGGGTATCAGTCGCGAGTTGGTCGATAGCTTTGCCCGTGGACAAGCCGCGATTCAAGATAACGAATCCACAGAGATCAAGACCGCCGCAAACGGCGATTATGACGCGATGTCTGAATGGGCAGGAACATCTCTAAGCGACAGCGAGATGGACGCATTTAATGAAGTCGTTAATAACGGCACAGTCGATCAAGCAAAGCTCGCAGTAAGCGGTTTGTACGCGCGTTACCAAGCGCAGAACGGCAGTTCACAACCGAAGTTGGTGACGGGTAACACGACAGGTACTTCAACGATGCCATATCAATCCATGCAAGAAGTCAGTAGAGCGATGAAAGACCCACGCTATAAAAGCGGTGATAAGGCGTACCACGCCGAGGTCGATCGAAGACTGGCTGTATCTAATATTTAATCATGTTCGAACTGTTGACGTTGTTTCTGACAGGCGGCGGAAGCGCCGCTATGGGAAGCGTTTTAAAAGGCGTGTTCGGTATGTTGTCAGACAGCCGTCAACAGAAGTTCGAAATAGAAATGGCACGTGAAACAAGAAACAATGAATTTGCATTACAGTTCCAGAACAACCTTAACAGCGGTGAAGGCGGTGCTTTTACTCGCGCTACTAGGCGGATGCTCGCACTCATTGGAATGGGAACGTTATCCTTCATCACCTGTATCACCGCCATCTACCCAAGCGTTCCCCTCGTTACCCTCTCAAACATTACAGGCGAAGGACGCAACGAGTTCCTATTCGGACTCATCTCTTTTCAAGCGGCACAAGCCCCTATGGTCGTTACAACAGGACACATCGCACTTTTTCAGGCGACCGTTGTCCTCCCAATGATCGTGGGCTTCTACTTCACACCCGGAGGACGCCGCTAATAACCCTTTTAGACGAAGCACAGACGACAAGCCCCGTGCGCGGGACAACTGACCGACGAAGCGACGCCTAATCATCACTAAATATCAATCCTAAAATAAGGAAAATTAATTATGGCTAATGGAGACACCTCTCCCTCACGCGTCGGTCAGGTTAATTCAAGCGGAGCAGTTGATGCTCTTTTCTTGAAGAAATTTGCTGGCGAAATATTAACGACATTTGAAGAGAATAACGTATTCAAAGCTCTTCATACCATCCGCACCATTGAGTCGGGTAAAAGCGCGCAGTTCCCCGTAACTGGAATCGCATCCGCTAACTACTACACTCCCGGTCAGAACATCGCTGACAGCGGTAACTCCTACTTGAGCGACATCAAGAAGAACGAAAAAGTCATCACTATTGACGACGTTCTCTTGGCTTCCTCATTCTTGAGTTCCATCGACGATGTAAAGAATCACTACGACATCCGCTCCGTCTACGCTTCCGAGCTAGGTAAAGCATTGGCTGTCCGCTTTGATTCCGCGATCGCTAAAGTGTTCATCGCCGCCGCTCGTTCCGCCGCTACTATTACTGGTGGAAAAGACGGAGGAGTACTCGACGTATCTGCTAACGTTATGGGCGACATTTCCGACAGCGGAGATGACAGCACCAACAACGACGTTACAGGCGCTCAAATGGTTGCCGCATTGTTCACCGCCGCTCAAGCTCTTGATGAGAACGACGTTCCTGAAGACGGACGCTTTGCCGTATTACGTCCTCAAGAATACTACCGTCTCATTACTGGTGGTAGCGGAGCATTGACCATCGGTTCTTCCGCCGTCAATAAAGACGTTGGAGGCGTAGGATCAATCGCTTCTGGTAACATCCCTCAAATTGCAGGTATCAGCCTCTACAAATCCACTCACCTTCCATCAACCGACTTGTCGGCTGTAGCGACTGGTGACGGAGCCGCATCTAATGATGTATTCGGTGGAAGCGGAAGCGGATATAACGGTAACTTCACCAACTCGCTTGGTATCGTTGCTCACCCTTCAGCTGTTGGAACCGTAACGCTTCTCGATCTCGCGACTGAGTCCGAGTATCAAATGGAGCGTCAAGGAACTTTGTTTGTTGCGAAGTACGCTATGGGTCACGGAGTTCTCCGTCCTGAGTGCGCTATCGAATTACAGAAGTAATCCTTTTGTTTGGTTGTGTGGCGGGGTCGAGTTTTTCATTCGTTTTATACTCGACCTCGCTCACTTCCTAACTATAACTATTTATATATATGTCACTTACCACTAAGTTAGAAGCGGTCAACACGATGCTTGGGGTGATCGGAGAATCGCCTGTTAATACAATCGTCGGAAGCAGTCTTCCCGTATCTGTCGTTACAGCCTTAAACGTGCTGAACGAAGTTAATCGAGAAGTTCAATCTGAAGGTTGGCACTATAATACTGAGTTTGAATATCCGTTGGTAAGAGACACCGCTAATAAATTCGTTCTTCCTAACAACGTTTTGAAGATCGATACACCGATCGAGAAGTACACCGACATTGACATCGTTCAACGCGGATCAACGCTTTATGATCGTAAAAACCATACCGACGTCTTTACTCAAGACTTAGACGTCACTATCACTTTTGAACTTACCTTCGAAGAACTACCACAACAGTTCCGAAGCTACATAACGATTCGGGCGGCGCGTAAGTTCGCCAATCGGTTTCTCGGTTCGCAGGAGATCGAAAGCTTTACCCTTCGTGACGAAGTTGTGTCTAAGGCTACAGCGGTTGAAAGCGACAGCGAGAACGCTGATAGAACGATATTTGATAACTACGACGTGAGACGCGTCATAGATCGTTAGATATGCCGTTACTCACTACTTCCGTACCAAACCTCGTTCAAGGCGTTTCGCAACAGCCTGACAATCTGAGGTTTCCGGGACAAGCTGAAGAACAAATAAACGCTTTTAGTTCCGTTGTGGACGGGCTTACCAAACGCCCCCATACCGAACACGTAGGTAATCTAAACACGTCTTTTGAAGACGACGCTTTAGTACATTTTATAAATCGAGATAGCTCAAATAAACACGTCGCTATCTTTAATCATTCTGGCGGAACGACTTCCGTAAACGTCTATGACACGGCTGATGGTGTGGCTAAAACGACTACCGTTACGTCAGAGGCTCAAGCATATTTAAATACCGCTACTGATCCGTTAAAGGATTTAAAAGCCCTTACCGTCGCTGACTCGACGTTTATCGCGAATAAGAAAGTTACAGTCGGCATCGGTACTAAGTTTTCAACGCCGTTAGAGAAAGAAGCTTTGGTGTTTGTTAAACAAGGTGCGTTTAATACTAACTATACTGTAGCAATAGACGACACCGACTCCGCTTCTATAACCACAGGACAATCGGCAGGAGACGCAAATTCCGATGCGATCGCAACTTCTTTAGCTACCGCTTTAACGAGCGTTGCGTCGGGTAGTGTCACAGGTGTTGGTACTTTAAACCACGGTTCGTCATCTTATTCATCAGGCGTTGTAGACTACACTTCTTATTTTCAAACAAACTACGGTGTAGGTAGTAACGTTTTACTTAGTCCTAACGGTTTGGTAGCCGGGAACGGACAGCCGATGTACCAACGTCATCGTTTTGAAGTGACAATATCAGGAGGCGGAGGAAGTGGTGCAAAAGGAGAAGCCTCCGTTAATTCTTCTGGAGTTGTTACAGGCATCACGATTACACACGGAGGAAGCGGGTACACCTCACCGCCGACTGTAACGGTTGTAGAATACATGAGCAACTTAGCCGCTACGTTACGTTTGTGGGGTCTAAGCATTCCTCACGATACTAACGACGGCGGTTTCTTTCCGATCGGTAGGATGAAATGGAAGTGGGAACGACAATCTTATTCAAGCGCTACGACCGCAACGGGTACAGTCGCTTCAGGGACGGTTCAAGTCGAGCGACAAGGAAGTATATTAAAGATTAAAAAGTCTGACGGTTCGGATTTTAGGATTACAACAAAAGACGGTATTTCTAATACTGGTTTAGGCGTAGCTTATAAAGAAGTCGCATACATATCTGACCTTCCATCTAAATGCTTTAACGGTTTTAGAATACAAGTAAGAGGCGACGTTGAGCTTGATCAAGACGATTATTACGTAAAGTTCGAAACGAAAGATAACGAAGACTACGGCGAAGGAGCGTGGATAGAATGCGAAGGATGGGGACAAGACGGTTCAGTAACAGGACAAACGTCAGGCGAGGTAATTAATTTCAACGCTTCTACGCTACCAATACAACTGATCTTACAATCCGATGGGAATTACAAAGTAGATGTATCTGAATGGGCGGAGAGAAGCGCAGGAGATTTAACTTCTAACCCAATTCCTTCGTTCTTTGAAAACACCATTAACGACATCTTCTTCTTTAAGAATCGATTAGGACTCCTCACTGACAATAACGTCATCTTTTCCGAAGCTGATTCGTATTTCAATTTCTGGAGAACAACTACTCAAGCTCTTCTTGACAGCGCCCCAATCGACGTTGGAGTCGCACACACCAAGGTATCACTTCTTAAACACGCTATACCGTTCCAAGAGAAGCTTATTCTATTTAGTCCTCAGTCACAGTTCGTATTAAGAGGTGCTGATTTATTGACGCCTAAAACCGTCAACATATCGCCGATTACCGAGTACAACGTGTCTAGTGACATCGCTCCACTCGCGCTTACTAACTATATCTACTTTAGTTTTCCACGCGATCAATACGAAGGAATGTACGAGTTCTATATCGATAAGAATACGGACACTTTTGACGCATCTGAAATCACTTCTCAAGTACCTACTTACATACCGTCAAGTTTGCGCAGTCTTTCAGGTACGCCTAGTGAAGACGTTATAGTCGCCGCTTCAGGCTCTAATTTAAAACATTTGTATGTCTATAAATATTACTGGACGAACAGGGAAAAAGTACAATCGGCTTGGATGCGTTTTGACTTCGCTAAGGACATCGTAGGAAGCGGATTTATTGATAGCGATTTATTCATTGTTACCAAAGATGGACATCTTGAGAAGATGGCGATGGAAGCAGGACATAAAGATACAGGCAAGACGTACTCGATACATCTCGATCGTCGTTTGGCTCATACTGATTTTCATGGCCCTTCTCCCCAACTAGGATACGACACCACATCAAACAAGACGATCGCCACAGGGATGCCTTATGACCCCGATGGAGCCGTCGTCTACACCGCTGACGGGATACGGATTCCTACTACAAGGATTTCATCTACCTCGTTTTCCATACCGGGAAATTACTTCTCGTCTTCTACACAATCTGGAACCGCGTTCTTTGTCGGGTTTGAATACGAAGCTTCCTACACGTTTTCAACGCAGACCTTAAAGCAACCTACCGAACGAGGTGGACGTGCCGCATCTAACTTTACCAATCAAGTCCTACGTAATGGATCGATTGAATACGATGATACTGGACACTTTACCGTTGAGGTAACACCGCAATTTAGAGACACGTATTCCTATGCGTTTAATCCAACCACACTTGGAGCGGACGCTGTAATCGGATCGTTATCTTTAGATAGTGGTTCCTTTCGCTTTCCAATCCACACCAAACACGATGACGTTATCATCAAAGTTAAATCGTCCTCTGCATTGCCTATGAAGTTATTAGCGGCAGAGTTCGAAAGTTTCATTCATGCACGATCCCGGCGATACAGTTAAAGAATATACGGACTGCCGTATTGAAGTCGCTAAAGGCGATTTTGATCTACCACAGCTATACGACGATATGAGAACGATGGATATGCTTGAGTGTATCGGTCTGGGTCATCATCCCCGTATCGCTCTTAAAGAGTCCTACGAACGCTCTGAACGCGCTTGGACGATCTTGACCGACGATTATCGAATGGTTGGAAGCTTCGGTGTATGTGCGTCTGAAGACCCGACGGTAGGAATACCGTGGTTATTAGGAACGCATCGAATGCACCTCATTAAAAAGACTTTTATTAAACACTCAAAAGAATGGATAGAACGAATGATGGGCGATTATGACGTACTTACAAACGTCGTTATGACGGACAACAAACTCTCCATGCGATGGTTGGTTTGGTTAGGAGCCATCTTCGAAGAGTGTTCAATCGACGGTTATAAACAATTTAAAATCTATAAATAATATGTGCGAAATAACAACTGCCACAGCTATAGCGTTAGCAAGCGCGGGAGTGGGCGCGGCTTCTTCAGCTGTTCAATACCAAGGCCAACGCCAACAAGCGAAGCAACAAGCGCGTTATCAAGCACAAGCGGCTCAAGCCGAACGCCAACGCGCGATGCAAGAACAACGTTCTATTCGTATGCGTCAGGCGCAGGAACAGGAATCGACTAATCGTGAGCTTGCGGACGTTGCCATGAAAGCGCGTGAAGCACGTGCCAGAGCGACCACAAGCGCAGGAGAAGCGGGTGTAGCAGGATTGTCTGTTGACGCTCTTATCGACGATTACACCCGTCAAGAGGCGGCGTATAAGATGGGCGTTTCCAGACAGCAAGACATGAGAGATTTACAGACGGGACTCGCTCTAACCGACGCAGGGTTCCGCACTCAAAATAGACAAATCGACATTAACAGACCGATCAATAGACCAAGCTTTTTAAGCGGCGTTTTAGACGTCGCAGGAAGCGGATTAAGTGGGTATCGATCGGGATTAGCACTAGGGAGAGAAATAAAAGAACCATAATGGCACAACGAGTACAAGTACAAGACCTTCCCGACGCTCCCGGCTTACAACCTACGGTTAGAAGCGGCGGTCAATACAGCGTTGCTGTGCAACAAGCCGGAAGTAATAAGATGATGGACTTAGCGGCGTCCTTATCGAAGATTAATCCGATGCTAGAGAATTACGCAGGGATCGCCCGTGTTGAAACTGCTATCGGACAGGACGAAGCTTTAAAGGTCGCTGACGCTGATGTCATGGACAAGATCAAAGGCAAAGGTAGTAGCGGTGGTTCATTGTCTCAAGCTTTAGGCATCGAGAACCGTAACCGTGCGTTTCGTAACACGCTTATCAAACGCGCTGTGAACAACGATTTACTACCCGCTATGAAAGCGGAGTCAGACGCTTTGTTGGACGTTGAGAAATACAAAGACAACGCATCGTTCTTACAAGCGGTCGATGACTTTACTAAAAAGAAGTGGGAAGATTTCTCAGGACAGATCGGTGAGGAAGCCGCGTCAAGCGACGGAGCCTCTGTCGTATGGAACTCGATCACAGGGCCGTTCAAGGCGGATATGCTCGCTCAGTACGACAAGAAGAAAGAAGATTTTATTGAATATGCACAGGAAGAAGAGACAGGTCTTGAACTTGACGCTTTCACGCAGAAACAAATCGATCCCGCTACAGGTCAGGTCATACCGTTCGATCCCGCAGGTCTAGGTAAGATCGCACAGAACCGCGAGAATCTGATGAAGGAAGCGGGTATCACCGACAAGAAAAAGAGAAACGTAATCCTTCTTAATTCGTATGCCCGTCAAGTCGACGCTTTAATCGCCAAAGGAAGATACTCTGATGCGGAGCGTATGCTCGCCGCTATGAGCGTCATCCAAGTCAACGGTAAGCCCGTGTTCAGAACGACCGATGCGAAGACCGTTACCACGCCGCTTATATCGAAGTTAAGCACAGCGATGAAGACAGCGGGTACGACGAATGACGCAGACGCTAGACGCTTGGAGTCGGATAGAGCGGAACGTTTTTCCAACAGCGTCGTAAACACAGCATCAAATTTAAGAGCCGTGGATAGCCGCGAAGAAGCTACCGACTTGGACATCAAGGAGATAGGCGACACCTTCCGTCGTTTAGGCGTTCCTGAAGCCGATATAAACGGACTTGTCGATCAAGTCTTTACAGGGCCGGGTAAGCCTATGACGCAGTTTCAGCAAGTGTTGAGACAAGCGGCTAACAATCCTAACTACCCTGACATTGTTAAAGATCGTTACTACAGCAACGTCGATAACATCGATAGAGGTTTTGCTGACTCAGCCAATCGTCCAATCCGAGCGTCCGCTTTAACACCTGAAGACATAGACGACGAAACAAAGATACTTCAGGACTACCTCGAAAAGAACCCGACGAAGACGTGGCAAGAGTTTGAGCGTACCCGTAATTACAAGCTTCCAGACGAGATGAAGACGTTCGGCGATAACTTCGTCAAAGGTAACTACGTATTCAACATGGACGAGTACAAGAACGT